TTGAACCTAAAAAATAGGCAAAAAGCGATAAACGAGTATGGATATGGCCCAGCAGACCCTTCTCAGCCAAATGATAAATTCTGGCTTAAAAAAATGAAGATGTGGAAAGTAGATGATCTTTCAGAAGTAAAAAATATGCTTTGCGGAAATTGTGCAGCTTTTGATATTACAAGCAAAACTTTAGATTGTATAGAAAGTGGTATCGGAGAAGATGCTACTGAAACTATCAATGCTGGAAAACTTGGTTATTGCAAATTCTTAAAATTCAAATGTGCAGCAAAAAGAACTTGTGATGCTTGGGTGACAGGCGGACCAATCACTGACAAAAAGGGAAAAAATGAATAAAAGACAAATTATAGCATCATTAAATGATATCGCTAATACACTCGACAATGATGGACTCTATCAAGAATCAAGTGTTATCACAAATATTATGAATAAGATTGCTCAAGCTCCAAGTGACTTTAAAGGCGATTTTGAAAGCAAGAATGAAAAGGATGAAAACAAAGGTAGAAACGTTGTAAAATCAATTTCAAAAATGATTATGTCATTACTTGAAGATGACGAAAATGCTAGAAAAGACTTTAGCGGAGGAGAATTACAATCTTTCGTGCTTTCAATTCTTGATGTGTTTATGAAAGATGGTATGCAAGAAGCAATCAAAGAAATGAATAAAAGTTTAAAGAAATACGGAGTTATGATTGCTGGTGAAGAAATGCGTGAAATTGGAAATCTTTTCAACAATTATAAGAATATGAAAAACTAAGATTAATGTAAATAAAAAAGTGAATAAAAGAACAATCATTTCATCCCTAAATGAAATTGCAAACAAACTAGACATCTTAAATATGCACTCTAGAGCTAATACTATTACTAAAGTTATGATAAAATTAGCCGAAGAGGAAAAAATGAAAACCAAACATTCAAATGAAGAACTCCAAGAAGCAATGTCTGAACAAGGCATCGAAAAAGCATTCGAAACTTATAAAGAAAAAGGTGGGAGCGCAAGCAAAGAATCATATTCATCACAATGGAAATCACTCATAGGAAGAATGATTGATGGATTCTCAAACAATATGGGCGTTTCAATCTCTGAAGAAAAATATAAAAGAAAAAATCCATTCTGGGATCCAAGAGACTAAATAAAAAGAGGAGCAAAGCTCCTCTTTTTACATTTCTAAAACTAATTGCTGAACTTCCCTAACCCTAGTATTTTCAAGAATAAATGCATCAATGAGAGATGGAATCTTCTTCATATCCCAATAAGGAATACGTAACAAACATATACCGTTACAGGAAGCATATTCGTTCTTTTTCTTATCCCTGATTTTAATTTCCTCAAAGTTTTTATTTGCCTTCTCAGTATCACTAGAATATTGAACAGGGCCAAAATGATGCTCACCATCAAACTCTATCAAAAATCTTTTTCCCATATACTCAAAATAAAAATCATACTTTAACTCTCCAAGATGAACTAACCCTGGAAAAACTTTTTGAGTCTCGAAAGTATGCCCAAGTTTTACTAAATATTTTCTTACTGCTATCTCACCCTTACTCTCACAACACCTAGGGCAACCAGTGCCATAAAGATGATCACACGGACGCTGCCAAAAATAAATCTTACACTTCTTACAATAAATTTTTACTTTTTCACGAGCATTTATATAATCAACACCATCATAATCATATTTACCCTCATGCTTTTCACAGCCCTTAAGCTTAAAATCTTCAAATGTATTTCCAGACTTGTTCCAATAACATTTCTGGCAATTTTTGAACCGACCAATCCCTTTCACACTCTCTGTACCGCAATCTTTGCACTTTACAATAAAAAACTTGGCTTTACGGATATTTGAATGACTAAAGTTAACAACAATTTTATTCAATCTATCTGCTTCATCAAATACTCTGTTATAATCAAATCTCTTTGAACTGTAAAATTGAAAAAAACTTTCAATAGACTCTAATCTTATCCTGTGCTCCCTAACCTTACACTCTGCAAAAAATGGGACTTCTTCTCCCGTGTCATCGCCCTTATCAAAAACTTTATAACTTTTCTTTTTTGCATTTAGATATTCAACCCGTAAATAATAATTCCCAAAACACCTTAAAAACTTACACCCTTCGAATGCCCCAAAAATTTCACTAAATTTACAAAAAAATACGGCCATATAACACTTGTACAAAACACAAGAATTTTCTCCCCTAAACTCTGATAAAAGTCTGACAAACATAAAAGTAACAGAGATTATATAAACTTTGTCAGAAACTTTATCAGACAATCTTGGCCAAAAACTATATACTAATTACAGGGCAAAAAGGATGGTTATTCTCAGGGGAAAACGATAAAATTTAACCACCCCCCCTACTACTCTGGGCCAAAATGTAGGGGAGAAAATTAAATATATACACCCTGGCAAAAAGGATGTCTAATATTTTGGGCAAAGGATATTCTTAACCACCCCCCCCATACTCTACCAAAAATAAGGGGCAAGAATATTCCTTCAAAAATTTATATATATACCCGGGCAAAAAGGATGGTTATATCTGGGAGGAATTGAAAAAACTTAATACCCCCCCCCTATGTAGCCTAGAAATATAGCCCACGATTTGTTCGCATATGGCCTTTTTTTTGACGGGGGGGAGCGGGAACCCAACGATTATTCTAACATACCCCCCCCCTCCAGTTATATAGTAAAGGAGAGAGTAGTCTTACAAACAATAACGAACAAGTGCTTCACTCATACATACTAAGCTCAAAGCAGCAAGACTAGTATACTTATCATCTCTAACTAAAGGATGGTCTAAGAAACAGACATCTTCTCTATACTTGGTCTTCCATATGAACAAGGCTACTTCTCTCTCTACAATGACTATAGTGCCGAGTTGTCTAGTAGGTAGTTCTATAACACTATCATAACGTATAGGATTGAACTGTATGCCATCTTTGATCATAGGATCTGACTTAGTGGCTTTTAACTTACAGGATAGACCATAGGGCATAATAGTTTCCCATTTACCATCTATCATTAGTGCTATAACGTGATCCGTCTTATTTATTATCTTTGCCATTCTTCCAACCCATATACAAGAAAACAATTGTCCACATACTGATACATACAAATAATACGTTAGTTATAATGATTAGTAAAGAGTTCATAGGATCCACCTGTCTGCTTGCTCGCTATATCAATCATTTCATCCCAACTGGCTCTATATCCTATCATTCCAGACAATGCTGTAGACACTGTTTCATAACTACGTCCGATCTTTTCATTTATAAAAACAGCTAAATGACCACTGTTAGTTGTTTTAGCATGCTTACCAGTTAATGGATTAACATATAACCATACGTCAGAGATCATATTATCATAATCAACAGGATACAATTCTGGATCTACATTGTTCATATATCTTTTATAAAATATCTTGACAGGTATATACAATATGATATAATACTTGTATGGAAAACACTACAATCTCCCAATTTGTAAGCGATAACGTTGAAGGCGATCCAGCCTTGAAAGGATATGTTGTCAGTGAGTTGAAGGATCTGGTAAAACAGAATCCTACAATGTCACTTTCAGAGTTGCTTCAGGATGCAACTGAATCTGCCCTAGAACAATGGGATACAGACCAATATACAGACTACTACCAAGAGTAGTCTGTACACAGCCCTTGACAAATGTCAAGGGCTTTATTATTTATTTTTTTATGCAATCTATCGTTAGGTACGGTAATACCGTACCTGAAAAATTTTGTCAAATAATTTTTTTTATTTGACAAAATCTAGGATATATGGTAAAGCCTACATCTCCATTGCTTTAGCCTTTGCACGGTCATAGGCAGTGTTTGACATTTCAAGTATATTGTCTGCCTCAGCAAGAACAAATTTATTCTTGATGCTATTCTTGATGATTCTGTGGAGGATTAGCACATATGCTTTTTGCATACCGGCTTCGATGACGTAGGCTGTTGGTTTGTACATTTCGTTCATGTACATAATATATCATTTTGTATATAAGAGTGCAAGGATTATTTAGTAAATAGATCTTACATAAATAAGTATTGCAAGATTGTATATTGTCGGGTAATATATAGACATGAACAAAGATACAAAAGTAGAACTTGAGTTTTCCACCAACCGTTTCTGGGAACTCTCCATGTCCGACCTTGGTTATACCGAAGGTATGACAGAAGAAGAATTCAATGCAAAGATTGCAGACTTCATCAACTCTGACGACTTTGAAACCAGGTACATTCCTGAAACCAATGAACTGAAAGTCTACGCAGAGTAGACTTCACTACCATATCCCTTGACAAATGTCAAGGGATATTTTTATTTAATTTATTTTTTGAAGTTTACTCTTAGGCATGGTAAACACCATGCCTACAAAAATTTGTCATATTTATTTTTAATTTGACAAGTATATACATTGTGATATACTACAGACATGAACACACAACAAGCTCAAGCTGCAACTCTGTCTGGGTCTCTTTGCGTCTCTAATTACAATGACATCCAGCTTTTGGATAATGTCATTGAATTTCCTTTCAATGGCACATCAACTGAGCTGTGGAAAACAGCTGCTGCAAAGTACCAAGAGTACTATGCACTTGGATGGTCTCCGGTCATTTATTTGAAGTCTGAGAAAGGTCATCTCAATCTTCAAATCAATGCTGAAGACATTGACATGATAATGTCGATGTAATCATCATATCCCTTGACAAATGTCAAGGGATATTTTTATTTAATTTATTTTGAACTTTACTATTAGGCATGGTAAACACCATGCCTACAAAATTTTGTCAAATTTTTCCTTTATTACCATGGATCCTGTGGTTTGTCAAGAAAATAATAGTTTATATCTAACAACTAAATAAGTATTGCAATGTGATATAACTTGCTGTAATATATAGACATGGAAAACACTACTATGCAACTTTGGGAAATCCAAGGTTTTGAATCGTCATCTGTTAGAGCCCTTTTCGTAGGTCAGACTGCTAACGGTCAGGATTGTATTGGATGCGCTTGGGACGCATTCACAACCTACATCTTTGCTTATGAAGGCATCATTGACACTTTCATGTACTATATGGAACGGTACAATTCTGTTGGCAAGGCTATGGCATTCACCAAGTTGAAGGATGGTATGGAGGATGGTTTCTACATTCAACCTTACACCACTGGTATGAAACAGCAGGTACACAACCAACTCTATCGTATGAGCCGATATGAGATGAAAAGTGCTATGACCGCTAACATCGTGGTACACCAAGACCTGTGGAATGAGACACCAGAGAATGCTATCAAGCGTTTGGTGAACGATGAGGTTCTGTCAGGTGAACAAAGTCACTTTGTAGCCTGTATGACCAACAGGGTGACAGCCTAACCCGCTACCACATCCCTTGACGAAAGTCAAGGGATGTTTATTTAATTTATTTTTTTGCAATCTATCTTCAGGCACGGTATTTACCGTGCCTGAAAAACTTTGTCAAATTTATTTTTTATTTGACAGGTATACACTATGTGATATAATTACGGTATGGAAAACCTTTACACTATCAAGTCGGTAGAAATCAGCTCCCGTTCAGTCAAGGGCGACACGGCGTCGTTAACTCCTAATCATTGGGGTAACAGTGAGTTTACTTTTGAGAATCTCAATGTCGTTGTCCAGAAAACCCTTGACCTTATTATCAAACGCTATGGCAAAGAGTTCTTTCAAAAGCTGGTAGTAACAATGACCTATTCGCCAGTAGGAACAAACCTCCAGCATTGCATCCAGTCTGGGCATGATGAAGAGGGTGAAATTTATTGTTCCTAGTATTGCAAAGTAGTATAACAAGAGGTAATATATAGGTATGAATACAGTAATCCACACTCTTCTCGTCTTGCTTGGTATGGTTGCGTTGATGCTTGGTTTGCTTTCAACCTTGACGATAAACAAACCAACAAAATAATAAATAAATCCCAAGAAAAATCTTGGGATTTATTTTTAGGTATGGTAAACACCATACCTTTAAAAGTTTGTCAATAATTTTTTCTTCTTGACAGCCATAAATATATACAGTACAATATAACATCACAAGGTTGGAGAACAGTAATGGCAAGTGCGTGTTTAAATGTTGGTCATGGCGGAGCGGCTTCTGAGTCAAGCCTAGTGCAGATGAACAATTTGTTTGACGTTACAACATATCTTGGTAACTTTTTCAAGGCAACTGAGATTGATTTTGTCGTAGAGCGTTTACTTAAGGACAATTTGATTCCCGGAGGTGTAGGATGCTTTACTCTTTCCCGTGCTGGCGAAGCGGTGTTTTACTACCAAGGAAAGCCTGTTGCATTCATCACACGTCTTGCAAGTGAAAAGGGATGTGATGCTAACGTAGGAAAGTGGTATCGGAAGCAATGGTACTTTGAGAACTACCTTAAGAAGCAAAACCCTGACTGCAACCATATTACCTTTGTTCACGCTAGTTCTGGTACTGGTATGCTTCAGGACTTTATGACTGGTGTATCGATGGTGATGACACAAAGTTTCAACAGTGAAGGATTCAATAGTCCTAACTTTGGCGGAAACAGCATCTATTGCTTTGATACTGATAAGAATGAGGAAACTTGGACTACAGTATCTGCTGTAATCACAAGTATTGTTTCACTTACCTTGTGTAAGATGAAAACGGACAAACTGAAGGACTGGTTTACAGAGTAGACATATCCCCCGAAAGGGGGATATTTTTTTGCTATCTTACTAAAGGAATGGTAAATACCATTCCTGAAAAAATTTGTCAAATAAATTTATTTACAACGATAACTATCACAGATCATATATTTTGTCAAGAAAAAAACTATTTTCAGTTAATAACTAAATAAGTATTGCAATGTGTTATATTATGCCGTAATATACAGGTATGGAAAACACTACTATGAAACTCTGGGAAATCAAGAATTTCCAATCATCGTCGGTCAAGTCTCTGTTTGTAGGTCAGACAGCCAACGGACAGGATTGTATTGCCTGTGCTTGGAATTCAAGCGAACTGTATGTCTTTGCATATGAAGGCATTGTAGATACCTTCCTTTGGGCTTTAGAGACCTTCAAGTCTGTCGGACAGGCAATGGCATATGCTAAACTGAAAAACGGAATGGAAGACCGTTCCTATTCCCTCCCATACCATGTAACAATGGAACAGCGTACACATAATCAACTGTACCGCTTCCAACTCCAATACCTTTACATCTTTGAATCAACCCTTGAGATTCATTCCAACCTGTGCGATGATACGCCAGAAAACGCAATCAAGAACCTTATCTCAAGAGGTGACATTGAAGCAGAAAACAGCAGATTGATTGACATTTTTCGCAAACGTGAGGTATGTGCCTAGCTACCATATCCCTTGGCAAATGTCAAGGGATATTTTTATTTAAATATTTTTTTGCAATTTATCATCAGGTACGGTATTTACCGTACCTTTAAATTTTTGTCAAATATTTTTATTTTCTTGCATAGTATATACAAT